ATACTCACTGACAGGCAGAGCACCAAGGATGTCCAACTTACCACTCTTGATGTTAACAACAAGACTCATGTGGTGTCGAACCGCAATAGAACCCTTCATTCCATACTTCTTGAGAACCGCCTTGATCTGCGGTGCCAATTCTTTCTTCATTTCTTGAGAAACATACGCCATAACAAAACTCCTATCAATCATCAAATTACGGAGTAATTATCTCATGAATAGGAGTCGGCGTCAAGTGTTTTCACATTTTATTTGTGAATAGTCGATATCACTCAGGGAAATAATGGTTGAGTGTTTCGAGTTTCTCGTGTGCCTCTGCGAGTTTAGCCAGTTCGGTGTCGATCGCCTCAACGATGTCGGGGTGTTCGCCAATACCGGCGGGGTTAGTCAGATAAACTTCGATGTTTGCCTGAGCGCGGTCAATGTCTCCTTGATAACCGGAGCACATTGCTTTAAGTAAAGTTTTTCTCATAACGTTCGTCCTTTGAACCATTGTCTAACATAGTATTTACGGATGATTGCAACGGTGAAAAACACACACGTCATTGCAATCGAGATTTGTCCTGCTGTCCACTGCCATGCAAGCATTGGTGTGAGACATATAAAGTTTAACAAAAGATTGATAGGCGTTGCAAGGGCCGTATCAAAAATCGCTTCTTTCAGTGCTGGTCTGTCCATGAATCCTATCGTGCTCATATAGTGCAAGGAAACCGTAGTGAATAATCTTCAACAGATCCTTGCGTTGATCGGGTGGAGTTCCTTTCTTGCCATACCGTGCGTTATACTTATCGACGTTGCCAAGAAAGAACCCCATGCCGTGTCCTCGATCTACTATCACCTCCGACGATTGCAGACCACCTTGTCCATAGTGTCCAGAGTAAGTTGATGCAATGTAGTCATAAAACTCCTTGATCAACTTGTCCTCGTTGAACTTAAAATTCACCTTATCCATTAATTAACCTTAGTTGTCTTTCCTTTCTTTGTGATGTGAAACTCGCCGTCCTCGTTGATCTCCATCGAGTCGGCCTCAAAAATAGTTAACAGGGTTTGAATCATATCCGAAATTCCACCACGATGACCCATGTATAATCCAACACGGTATGAGATGAACAACAAACCCGTTGCGATGATTGTGTGTAGTGTTGCGTCCATGATGCCTCCTATGAGAAGTTTATTCTTTTTAAATTGTCACCCGTGGGTGTTCTGTCGAACACGGGGATGTCATCCTCTTTTGTCAGCGTCTGTTGAGATTCGTCAACATCAAACAACCTCATCTTGGATCGATCGATACCCACAACAAACCGTTTGTTCGTGTTGGGGTCATTGTATCGATTCTTCAACTGTTTCACCATGATCTGACCAAGGTTCTCAAGTTCTTCATTGGACACCAGTGCAAACATCAAGTCGGCGGTGGCGGGCAATCCAAACGATTCGGATGTGTCTTCGAGGCCTGGATCTGAGTTTGCAAAACCGGATCGAGTCGTCTGTGTTGCGGATACGATCGGTAAGTCAAACTCGACTGCGAGACCACGCAGTTCCTCAGCGATTGCCTTAATATATGTGTATGAGTTTATCGAACCTCCCATTCCTTTCATTCGCGAAGATGCACATATATTTAGGTAATCGACGAAGATAATATCTGGACTGAATTTCTTTTTCAAACGAAGTTCTTCGAGTAACGCACGGAAGTGTCCAGTGTGTGCCTGTCCGGTTGGATACTCTTTGATGATCAACTGACCTTCTGTTTTGTCTCCAATCTCTCGCACTCGATCTCGAAACATTGCTTTCGATAGGTTTGGGATTTGGTCTATAGGACAGTTGAGCAGATTCGCGTCAATTCTCTCTGCGATGCGTTCTTCTGACATTTCCATTGTGATGTAGAGGACATTTCTACCTTGTGATAATGCACCTCCGGCCACGTGACACATGAAGAGAGACTTACCCACCCCAGTACCAGCAAGAGCAATATTAAGAGTTTTATTTGGAAGACCACCTTTAGTAATGGCATTAAAATATTCGAGATCAAAAGGAAGCCGATCTTCAGTGCGATGATAAAAATCATAACGATCATCAACGTTTCCAACATAGTCGTGTCCTACATTTGTATCAAAAGAAACTGACAATGCTTTTTGAAGAATGTCAGGTAGAGAATTCTTGGTGAGAGTCTGGTGTTTGCCATCAATGATCTGGATTGATTCCATGATTGCCAAATACACTGACCGGTCTTGACACCACTTCTCAGTAACATCATACAACCACTGTTGGTCTTGATCTTTCTTTTCAAAAAGAGTCGGTAAGACCTCCAGTGTCTCGTTGTAGTTTGATTCGTTGATGTTGTCTGACTCCGTGATTTGGAGTCGAAGTGCCTCTTGAGTTGGCAGTTTGTTATACTTATTGGCGTATGTCGCAATCTCATTAAAGATGAGTTTGTAGACGCCTTCGAAGTATGATTTTTTAAGGAAAGGGCCAACCTTACGCATATAGGCGTCGTTGGTTACAAAATTACTCAGTATCAGTTGTTCTTTCATTCTCTACCAGTTGTCCGTCGGTGTATGCGTTCTCAAGAACTGACTCCAAAATATCCGCAGCAAAGTTTTGCAGATCTTCCCTATCTTCAGTTAATGAATCATCAGGTGTAGATATTATCATAAAATTGAAGTTAAGACAACCCTCAGTTTCATTTAACGCAATATTACCAAATCGGATTACAGTCTCCGTGAAAGGGCCACGTAGGATGCGAACATCCCACGCTTGTTCATTTTCGACATCCTCAGCAGGTGTCAACTCATAATCAATACCTTCACTAGCACTCTGAAACATTAGTCCTCAGTCTCCACGTCTTCGAGCTCAGCAATCACACCACCGGTGATGGAGTACATACCGGTAACGAACTCTTGGAACTCAGGGTTCGCCAGTAGACCAGACCAGAACTCTTCGGTGAGTGTGTCTTTCTGTCTCACTTTCGATCCAATCTCTGCTCCAGTATTTGTGTCAACCAGTTGATACCAGCCATTAGAAGGTTTAGTGACAAACCCACCAGCAAGAGCAACATCCAACAAACCGCTGTAACGCTCAATACCACCATCCCAAGAAACTGAGATAGGTATCTTCGACTTCTCTTTAACCATACGTGATTTTTCAACGTTGATAATGAAATCATATCCGGTCACCTCCGTACCAGTTTTGTTCTGGCGGCGACCAAGAATCCAAATGTTGTCCGCAGAGTAGTAGATACCCGTACCACCACCGACAATATCTTTCGGAAACAAACCGATCTCTTTGTAGGTGTGGTTGATCGCCAGTAACGGAATGTTCTTCATTGTCAGATACGGCGTTGACATTCGGAACAGACCCTTCAGTGCTTTTGCACGAGACATGTCTGCGACAGATTTTTCGTTGATTGCATCTTCGAGTTCTTTCTTGGATGCAAGGTTACCGATAGAGTCGATCACGATGATGACCTTATCTTCGGGTGAGATCTCTTCAAGCTGGTTGATAAGATCAAACTTCAGTTCCTCGACATTGGTGATCGGAGTGTGCAAGACCCGACTCGTATCAATGCCAAAGTTTGTGAAGTATTGTTGGGGTGATCCAAACTCAGAATCATAGAACAACATGATTGCTTCGGGATCAGATTCTAAAAAGGCGGCGGCCATCTTCAAGGCAAAAGATGTCTTGAAATGTTTTGATGGCCCCGCAAGTACGGTCAGACCTGAAGCGAGACCGCCATCCAAACGTCCCGAAAGAGCAACATTCATCATAGGTACATCGATGCGTGTAATCTCTTTCTCTTGAAAGAACTCAGAGTCTTCGAGTATTGCAGTACCGACTACCTTCGAGTTCTTTTTAAGTTTCGCCATTAGCGACATATTATTTCTCCAAACAGGATTCAATCAAAGTAAGTTTATCGGTTGATCCAGAGAACACTCGACCGTCGTATTGGAAATTGTTTGTCCACGACGGTGTGACGCCATGACCTAGTGCACTGACAGTCAGTCGATTGACCACCATTGGATTTGCACCCTTCATGTCCATGACGGCACCATGTAATTGATCAAAGTAAGTTTGTTGCACCAAACGATATCCAGAAATCGCAAGATTTGCATAGACAACCTCAGCGATTGTCCCGTGCATTAGGTTTCCGGTAGCGAACCAAGATGCCGTTTCCATAATTCGAATCTGTGCTTGTATGGTCTCCGGAGACCCACCAAGTAGCTGAACATCACCACATACTTCAGGCATATATGCAACCTTTGCGTTTACACCTTCTCGTGTCAATGACATCATCAACCGATCATGCACATCTATATTGATTGTTGAACGAATACAGACACCAGCACCATTCGATCTAACGAACTTTTGTACAGCGGTAAGGAATTCACCATCGTCAATGGTATCGTTTTTCTTCACACTAAGTTCTTCACACCAGAAGACTAAGTTGGGTTTTAATTCAACCGCCTCGTCGAGATGTTCAGATCCAAGCAACGATACTTCGACACCCTTGGGTACGTCGAAAGCACGATACGTTGACATTGCAAGTGAATTAGATTCATCACCAATCACCACAATTTTTAAAGGCCCTTTGGTGGCGGGGGTTTCTTCGACAATCTCTGCGTCGACAATTTCTTCATCAGCCATAATGACTCCTAGTTGTTTCTATATGCATATTCAACTGCTCTATCCGCTTCTACTTCAAGTGGACGACCAGTATACCAGTTTCCGGTCTCAATGTCAAGTTGCCGACACATCTCGGCAATTTCACGTGCGGTAATGGGATAACCTTTCTTGATCGCACTACCGGCAGTTGCGACCATGATTCTATACATCTGGTGATACCATCCTGTTTCTGTTATTGATTTATACTCCATTGCCAGACGACGTGGGAAGAATGGACAGTCGTGGTAACTCGACCACGAATAAGTTGTGTTCTCCATCTGACCTTTACGGTGTTCGATGACCGCCTTCTGCAAATCGTCGGGCAATCTATCTAGGAAGTTCTTACCTTCCTTTTCTTTGTAGGGATGTTTTACGACCAGATAATCAACATCGATAGGACGACCTGCATTACGGAAAATAAAATTGTGAGCATTATCGTATTTTGCAGGGACATAGTACATACGGCTAAGGTCTTTAGTTTGCCGGTCTCCAATCGAATCGAGCTCGGTATTGAGTGCCCACCAAAACTTGGAGATTTGATCTTTATGTACAGTCTCCATAAGATTGAATACAAGGCGGAACTTCGGTCGATCCACGGTACTAGACGCCGTACTATAACACACGAAATCCCAATGACCAAAACGCTCAACAAGAACTTCCCTGAGCCTGCCTGCGTCGATATCAATGTCGTCCACATCGACAGCTGCCCACTTTCCCCATAACTCCACATTTTTATTACTCCGCGTTGTTCCTTCTTCGTAGGTTGCCGGACTGATCAACGGTGCGGTTGCCTTGGTGTCCGGTTTTTCTGATAACATAAACAACAGAGACACAAACTCATCCCAAGTCTCGAACGACATGGTTTTGTGTGTCTTGTTGTCATAACGATTTCTAAATAATGTTAGAGAGTACATAGTCCAATCTGGTTGACACGATACTTGCCTTTCCATGTCTGTTCGTAGTCAAATACTTTCAATTCTTCGTAGTCTGAGTATTTCAATACAGTCTCACGAACCTGTCGTTGATCCCAGTTGTCTACAAGAACAATAGGAATACCCATATCTTGACATAAAGTTGCGTCGATTTCAACCGAAGTTTTATCGTGAGCACCATCAATCAATCCATAATCAAAACGACGATGCATGGTATCAATTAAGGTATGTTGTAGAATATAAGTTCGACCTTGAAGGTGTTCAAACCGATCCCCATAAACTTCTTCCATTTTTGCGATAGCAGCAAGTCTCTCTTTGGGGTCGGGCGCCTCTTTGTTCATACGTTCTTCTATTGGGCCACACGTCGTCATCTTTGCTTGCGGCATGATCTCAAGTTGATAGGTAGTTGAGTGTCCCCAACAGAAACCAATCTCAAAGATTGACTTGGGTTTGTAGTGTTCTTGTACGTAACGAAATGCAGTGTACACATCGTCTTGGGGTGGCATATATCCCCAACCCTCTGTTGGCCATGTAAGATGATCTAAGTTCATACAAAAAAGTCCTCAAGTGTGTTCGGTCTATTTCCAGTGACATATTCAGCAAAATCAGTTTCATTTAGATTTTTTATAGGACAGTTTTGCCAGTTGGTTGTGCCATCACGATTCAACCTAAACCAATGTTTGATGTTTCGATCTTCTCTAAAAGTTTTAGAAGAACTGTTTTCTGTGTTATAAGAATTTTTCACAGACCAAAAGTGTCCGTCAATAATAAAGTCGACACCCCTTGGGCGTCTGCGATTTCTACCAACAAATGTCACGTTCTCATCAGAGTTTTCGTCCAAAAAATCTTCAAGCAATTTGCCGATTCGCATTGTCTCTCGTTTCACTTTAAGATGTGCCTCTAACTCTTTTCCGGAACAGAGTAATCTTAATACGGGATCGATCATACAAAAAAGTCCTCAAGGTTTACTTCGTCCTCGGCGCGCCAACCGACTGCATCCAGAATAGGCGTCAGTGGGTCAAGGAATGTTTTATCAAACATCTTACCATAATCTATCTTGGAATGCAAGTTCAGTTCTTTGGGTAGACCCATCGGGAACGAGACGATGTTCTCGCGAATCGCGTTTGGAACTTTGAGGTAGATGAACTTGACCTTCTCGCCATCCTGAATGATTTCATAACGATCCTGTAGGTCTGCCTTCTTGATGTGGTGATTGTAGAGTAACGCACCTCGAACATGGATCGGGGTCGACTTCTTATATATGGTCTCACGGTCTTTCCATTTGTTCAGATCAGAGATTCCACGAGGGAAAGCAATTGCTTCGGGTGGGAGTTTACTGAACTCTGATCGAAACTGTTCGATCGCCGCCTGTGTGTCTGACTCTGTCCCCTCGATGATCACACGGAAGATCTCTTGAAACTTGTCGCGCACGATCTGTGGGGTCGAACTCTTGATTGCCTCGATACCCATCATCTTCAACTTGGGTGTGGAATACTGGACACCCTCGTTATTGTGCACGTTGAGAATATATCGTTTCTTTGCCATCCAGATTCCACGATCCGCAATCGCTTCTCGTTTCATTACCATACGGTTCTCGTATGCGTTAGTCTCGCGAGCAAGGGTATCGTAAGCGTTTGCAATGACCTTCTCGAAGTGTTCTTCACAGATTTTGTCCAGAAACTTCACGGGGTCTTTCGGGTTAAACTTCTCGACCAGTGGTGCCATGTTGATGTAGACTGAGTCGGTGTCAATCGCGACCACGTAGTCGTCATCTGTTTTCAAAAGATTATTCATCTCATCGTTGACTGCCTTCTCCGCAGTCTTAATCGCACGTTGTCCGGACAGAGTCACACCCTCGGCGATGCGGTGGTCAAAGTATCGGAACCACTTGTTCGCGAGTGCACCATAGAGAGAGTTCATCAGAATCTTGATACCCATCTGTTGGTTGTCAAGGTTGGCGATCAGGTTCTCCAGTTTGCGAGAAGGGTTTTTCTCGTATTCCTGTTTCGCGTCAAGCATCTGTTTCTTGATCTGTGATCGATTGGCAGAAAATCGTTTAACCAGTTTGGGCATGATTCCTTCGATGTCTTTTCGATAACAAATTCCGTTTGCAGTCTTGGTGCCCTCGATGTCCAATGTCTCCGGAGACATATTATACTGAACAATGATGTTGGGATACAGAGAGTTGAGGTCAAACGACACCACCCAATCGTGTGCACCGACGTGCGGATCTTTTACAAAACCACCCACGATCTTACCGGCGTCGTGTTCTACCGGTGGTTTGGGGGGAATGACGATATTATCTTGTAGCAGTTCATTGTAGATAATAGTGTCCCAGATTGCGGTGGTTCCCAGTGCATCAATCAGATTGGTCTTCGCACCATACGACATGGTCATCACCAGTGAGATGATACCAATCTTCTCTTCGAGTCTCTCGACAAGAGCAACGTCTTTAATGTTGTAGTCGATGAACTTCTGATAATCTTCCTTGTAGAGATTGTGCAGTGAACCATACTCTTCGTATGACAGTTTGCGTTCCCCCAACACGACGTGTGCGATGTTGTCCAACTTGTAGGATTCTTGTTGACCATAGGTATTGTGTGTAAACTTCTTGAACAAATCAAGGTAATCGAGTTGTGTGATGCCTTCTAGTTCCCATGCGGTCTGTTCGCGTCCTCCCAGCGTAGGAATGGTTCTGGCACGCGCCAGTTTCCACGGAGAGAGACGTTTGTAACTTTCACTACCCATTAGACCCTGAATTCGGTGCACGAGATAGGTCATATCGAACAGGCGAGAGTTCCAACCGGTCACGATGTCCGGTGTGTTACCTTCCCACCAGCCGAGGAACGA